GCTGCCCGACGCCAGCGGGCCGGCCGTGTCCGCCGCTTCCTGCTGGGCCGCGGCGACTCCCTCGCGATTGCGCTGGATCTCGCCGAGCTGCACGAGCGAATGGCCGGGTATGAAGTTGCCGACGAACCCGGCCGCTTCCTTCGCGCCGGGGATCTTGCTCAGTTTGTCGAGGAGCTCGGTAATCGGGGCGAACGTCGCTTCCGCGCCGCGCACGACGTCGCCGAGCGCGACCGCTATCGCCACCAGCCCCTGGGCCGCGCCACTTGCGCCGCCCGCCAAGTTGGCGAAGGCGACGAGCAGCTCATCCTTGGCGACTGTCGCCGCCACGTGCAGCGCGCTCGCGGTGTCGCCGGCCTTCTTGATCACGTCGGGCCCGACGATGATCCCGAAGCGGTGCGCCTCGTCGATCAGGCCTGAGAGCTTGCTGCGCGCGTCGACCAGGCTGTTCAGTGTCTGCGGATCCATGCGCAGCGTCTGGGCGAGGCCGGCCCTCTGCGTCGGCCCCAGCTTAGCCGCGAAGTCGAGGATCTTCGGCAGGATGGCGTCGAGGTTCGTGCCGAGCTCGCGCAGCGACTTCTTCGCCTCATCGGCGTTCTCGCCGAAGATGGCCTCGAACACCTTGACCTGCGCGCCCTGCTTGCCGCGCACCAAGCCGTCCTGCACGCGCCCTACCACCTCGGCCAGGCCCTGCAGGCTCGAGCGCATCTGCTCGACCGGGATCCCGGTCGCCTGGGCGACGAAGTCGAACTCCTGCAGCTGCGTCGTCGTGACGCCCATGGCCTTCGATGCGCGCTGCAGGTCCTCGGCCCAGTCGGCCGCCTTGACCATCTCGCGGATGGCGAGGCTGGCCGCGATCAGGCCGCCGGCGGCCGCGAAGCCCGCGGGCCCGAGATCGGCGATCGCTGAGCCGAACACCGGGATCTTGGCCGCACCCTGCTGGATGACGGCCAGGCGCGAGCGGTCGAACACGTTGTCCAGCGCCTTGCCGATGTTGCCGCGGCCGAGGTTGGAGGCGATCGCCTTCTCTGCGGTCGAGGCGCGGGCCACCATCTGGCCCATGGTCGTGTCGAGCAGGCGCGAGGCGCGCGTGAGCTGCGCCTCGAGCGCGCGGATGTCCGCGCCATAGGTAAGGACGAGCGCCTGGTTCTCGCCGGCCATGCGTTCAGGCTCCCGCTTAGGACTCGATCAGATCGCCGGCGACGCGCTTCGCGGCGATGCGGCCGGCCGTCGTCATGCGTCGCTTCATGCCCGGCCGGCGCGAGCGCCAGGTCGGGAAGAAGAACGGCTCGGCTGGCACATGCCGGCCGCCGCCGCGGGTCAAATGTCCGAACTCGACGTGCGGCGCGATGAAGTTGCCCTTCTCGTCCTTGGCGTCGACGATGATGGTCTTCAACAGCTCGCGGCGCCGGGCGTCGTAAGCGTGGATCGACTCGCGCAGCGCGCCGGGATGCGCCTCGAGGCCGACGCCGACCGGGCAAGCGCGCTGCATCGCGTCCACCATGCCGGTCGTCTCGGTCTCCAGCTGCGCCTTCGCCGCGGCCTTCATCGCCGCCGGAAGCCGCGCCATGATCGCATCGATGCGAGGCTTGCCGCGCCAGCTGGCCATCAGTGCACCATCGGATGTTCGTCGATGACAGCGCCGAGTTGGTCGAACTCCGAGTCGGTCAACCCTTCTTCCTCAGCGCTCGAGCTGGCCGCCTTCCAGCCGTCCCAAGCGGCGAGCAACTGCCAGAGGCTGGCGGCGGCGACATCGCGCGCGCCCCAGCCCATTGATGCGGCTATGCCGTAGAGGGCGCTGTAGCGCGTGCGCCCGTTCGGGAGCTCCGGCTTCTCGTCGGTGTCGGCGTCGGGGCGGTTGCGGCCGCCCTTGCGGACTCCCCCACGCGGTCATCCGCCGGCCCCATGTAGGCGCCGGTGATGACGCCGAACGCCAGCTCGGCATTCTCCAGGAGGCCGGTGAAGCCGCGCTCCTCGATGTGCTCGCGGATCAGCCGCCCGGCCAGGTTGGGGTCCATGCCGCCGCCGTTCAGCGCCCAGAACAGCGTGCGCGTGACGTAGGCCGCCCGCCAGTCGCCGAGGCCCGCGGCCATCAGCGCCAGCGCGCCCAGCTTCTTCTCTGCGCGCAGCTGCAGCATCTGCGTGCAGTGCGCCAGCGCCCCGGCGATCACCGCAGGCCCGGCGTCGCAGTCGCGCTCGACCTTGGCCAGAAACGGCACGGTCAAACGAAAGCGGCGGAGTTCGCCCCCGAACTCCGCCATAACCTCCGCATCAAGCGTCTCGACTGGCTCGGCCATGATGGTCCCTATGCGTTAGCCGTCCAGGCCCATTTGCCGTCGTTCTGGATCGTGATCGATCGCTGCACGCGACCGCCCTCGCTCTTCCGATCCACTGTGTCGTCGAGGCTCGCGAGCACCGCGGGGCCTTGGTAGTAGCCCCCATTCAGCGCGCCGACTTGGCCGTACGTGATCCGCACATTGCGAGAAAGACCACTTTCCCACCACACCCGCCAAAGCGCATCGGACTCTTCCGCCATGACCCCGTCCCCGGAAACCTCATGCGAGAGGCTGACCACGTTGCGCTCCAGATAGGCGGCGGCATCTGGATCGTCGCAGTCGGGGACGATGGTATCCGAGGTCTGCGCCGTGCGCTTATGGGCCTTCTTGAGGAAGCCGCAGGGCGCTACGAATGTGCCCGTTCCGTCGTCGATCTGGACGACGAACTTTGAGAACGGGAGCGTGTTGGGTTGGGCCAAGGCGATAACTCCTCTAGATCGGGTCGGTCGAGTATTGGATACGGATCACCGCATGGACGGTCACACCGTCGGGGTCGGTGAGGTACATCGTGTCCAACGGTAGGGCGTCGATCAGCCGGAAGCCGGTCAGCATCAAGTCGTCCAGGTTGGACGTCGCCGCCTTAACCGCAGCGGCGATGCGTTTGACCTCGGCCGTGCCGGGCGGATCGGTGCGACTCCAGACGTGCAGCTGCGCCACCGTCTCGCTGGCGTCGATCGCCTCATACTCCTGGTCGACCTGGTGCGCGTCCGAGAGCGTGATGTAGGGAAACAGCGAAACCGCCGACGCCTGCGGCGGCAGGTCGTAAAGCCGAACCTTCGCCGCCCCGAACGCCGCGATAACGCCGGCGTCCGCCCGCAGCAGCGGATCCAACGCCGCCATGATCGCGCCCGCCGCGTCGCTCATCCGGGCGTTCCGCCGACCTTGTTCACCGCAAGCAGCTCGACCAGCAGCGGGCGCGGATCGCGCGGCACCGCCTTGATGTCGTAGACCGTGCCGTCGCGGGCGTTCACCAGCCGATCGGCTGTGGTGACCTCGCGGATCTGTCGTGAGTTCACCACGGTCACGATCACTGGCTGCTGGCCTTCGAGTCGCTGCGCCATCACGGTTTCGCTGCCGCGCATGTAGATGATCGAGGCCGCGCGGGTGAACAGCTCGGCGAACGGGCCAAGCGCATCGCCGTTAGCGTCCAACCCGCGACGCTCGAACCTGACCCGCTCGCGCAGGTCGCCGGCGTGGACGCGAGCGGCGTTGTCCGCCACGGCGTTGGTTAGGCCGACCGGCCGATGATGGTCAGCTTGCCCGTCACCGCCGTCGTGCCACCCGAGTTGGTCAGCTTGATGATGTCGCCTGTCGAGGCCACGACGGGCCAGCCGGTCTTGTCCGCGTCGAGCCACACGCCGCCCGGCTTGACGGCCTTCGTGTCGGCCCCGGCGTCGAAGGGTCCGACCCAGGGGTTGGATCCATTGCCGACGACGATGTTGTTGACGTTTCCGGCATCGGCCTCGAGCATGAGCGCCTGCACATCGGCGAGCGCGAGCGCGACGCCGAACTCGTCGAGTGCGGTGGTCAGGTTGACCGTCGTGTTGCCCGAGGCGGCGATGTTGATCGCCTTGGTGAACATCTTATCCGAGTTGCCGGCTCCCGTGCCCGGGTTCAGCTGGATCGTGACGCTCTCGTTGACGGTCTGACCTGCAGAGCCGAGAGGCGGCGCTTCGGCGAGGCTGGCCGAGATGCGCGCGGTGATCGTGGCAGTAACGCCATTGGTCATGGCTGGCTCCTAGTGAGGGATTTGTTCTAGTTGGCGACGCCGTCGATGACGGCGATCACGGTGGCTTGGGCGTTCGCGCCGCCGGTGGTGACCTGGATCTGCAGCCGATCCTCGGCGAAGGCCAGTCGATCCGTCACCGGCAGCCCGGCTGACGCGTAGAGCTCGGCGACGCCTGCGGTCGTGTGGATCGGGCCGCGCGGATACCAGTGTTGCGACGATGTGACGTTGGCCACGCTGAGCACCGACTCGCCTGTCGCCTCGCCCGTCACGGCGACGTTGCCGCCGTTGGAGCCGTTCGACGACGGCTTGATCCAGTGCAGCCCGACCAGCTCGCCGGTGAAGACCGGTGAAAACGCGGTCAGGTTGCCGCCGCCGTCGAGGGTGAGCGGCATGGAAAGGCTGGTCACCTTCATGGGCGGTCCTCAGAACTGAGTGCGGGCGCGGAATGGCGCGATCAGCGCATCGACGCCGAGTGGCAACGGCGCCGAGGAGTCGCGGTTCTCGACGCCCACGACAGCCTCGCGGTGATAGTATAGGTGGCCGACCAGCAACTTCATGGCCGCGCGGATCGGGGCAGGGACGTCGGCAGGGTCGGTCCCGTATCCGGCCGTGAACGTGATCTTGACCGTTCGGATCTGGCTGCGCGGACTCGGCCATGCCTTGTTGAAAGCCGGCTCGAGCGCCGCGACTGGCCCATCGATGACCACGTAGACAGACGGGTCGACCGTCTGCAGGACGCCGTTGTTGTCTATGAACTGCACATCGTCGACGCTGATCAGCGGCGAGAGCGGCAGCGGCACACGCCAGGACGGAAAGGCGTAATCGAAATAGACGACCCACTGCTGGGAGATGAGGGCGCGACCCAGGATGCCCGCGTGCCCGTCGAGCATCGAAACCGCGGCGTCGACCAGGCTCTGCAGAAGGTCGTCGTCATCGGAGAAGTCCGACGCGCGAACCTGCGCCTTGGCATCGGCGAGGCTAATCGGCTGCACAGCCGGCGCTTCGACCAACGCAACGTCGAGCGACGCCGTCCGCAGGAGATCCATTTAGCGCGTTTCTGAGGCCCCGCGAGTCGCACGCTCGCGCTTACTGGCGCGCCCGGCGCCTGCGATCGGCTCAACGATCGGCGCCGCGTCGATCTCTTCGGCATGGCCGCCATCAATCAGCGCCTGGCCGAAGTCGTCGTCGACATCCTTTTCATGCCCAGGCTGGGCGTTGAAATCGGGGCCGGCGGCGATCGTGAGCATCCTTACGCGCATTTGGGCTCTCCTACTTGATGATGCCGACCAGCCGGAGCTGGGCGTCGACTGAGCGGATCCACGTCACGACCGCGTCGCCCTGCGCCTGGCTATCGAAGCCGAAGGGCGTGGAGGTCGTGGTCGCGTTGCCGTTCGGCGCAGTCTCGGTCGGAGACGTCACACCGTCCGCGAGGATTGCGCCGCCGGAGTCGATGACGATCGTCCCGCCCGACTTGACGCGCAGCTCGTCGCCGCCCTGCTTGAGGTAGACTTTCGTGTCGTAAGACGGGTCGCCAGACATGGTCGTTCCTTCTTCAGGCTGCGTCGCCGCTGATCAGTGGCGAAGGATGCTTGCTGTGGTCGTAGGCGGCCTCGATCTCGGCCGCCGTCGGAAGGGTCTTGCGCGCCTTGAATGTCACGCGCGGGCGGTTGCGTTTGTCGAAGCGCACGTTCGCGTCGCGCGAGCCCATCGACCCATAGCCGTAGAGGCGCTCAGTCTCGCAGCTGTCCATCAGGCTCGAGTACTCGGAGACGTCGACGTCGATGCCGCAAGCCGAGGCGACGCCCAGCCAGAACTCGAGGCAGCCGCGGCCTTTCTCCGATTGGTGCGCGTTCGCATAGGTGTAGTCGCAGCCGTACAGGCTGATCCTCGCGACCTCTTCGTGGATCGCCAGGCCGACGGCGTAGGCGGCCGTGCTGTTGAAGTAGACCGTCCCCAGGTTCTTCAGCACTTCCGCCAGGGGATACTCGACCAGGCCCGGATATTCCGGGTGCGCCCGGCTGGTGTAGATCGGGCCCGGGTGCGCCTTCATCCAGTCGAGCATGACCTGGATACTGGAGTCAGGCAGCGCCGCGGCGCGAACCTCCTGGATGCGCACGTCGTCCATGTGGAAGATGCGGTCGCAGACGAACACGTCTCCGAGCGCGTTGATCCCCCAGGTCTCGTCGGCCAGACGCCGGCGACCGCCAAGCCGCCGGGTCAGGTCCATGTAGTGGGCGAGTGAAGGCCCGAGCCCGATGATGCAGACGTGTTTGCCCTTCGCCGAACGAACCGGCGAGGGCTCGACGAGCCGCAGCATCTAGGCTGCGGTCGGCTTCTTGCGGGGGTTGCCGAGGATGACGTTGCAACTGGCCACGATGGCGGCCGAGGCCGTCGGCGGCATGACGCAGCCGATGTAGCGCTTGCCGCCTTTGTAGCCCAGCCGCGACGTGAAGTTCTTGCCGGTGTTGAGCACGCCCGATGTGCGCGGTGTGCCAGCTTTGAGCGAGGCGGCCAGTTCAGTGCCGACCAGGTCGGCGTCGGCGATCGACGTCAACGTGCCGGTGACGTCGCCCTCCTTCACGATCGGCAGCACGGTTGCGTTTGTCGCTGTGACCGCACCGTAAGAGAACTCGAACTCGACGGACTGATAGCCCGCGCGGTCGACGACGACGCTGGTCTTGCCGCCGCTCGCGGTCGCGCCGAGCGAGACCGGCGAGATCGCCCGCACGATGCGGATGTTGTTGTGGACTTCAGGCATGACGCCAGGCTCCTGGATTAGGGTGGGTTGAGGTCGGGTTCGCCGCAGCCTACGCCAGCTTCACGCGGGCGAAGGCTTCCTCCAGCACCGGCATGCCATCGCCTTCGTAGCGGCAGATGTAGCCGTCCTGGTTGGTCGCGGCGTAGAGCTCGACCAGCTGCTGGATCTGCAGGTCGAGCAGGTCGGCGATCCAGTAGTGGCTGAAGTCTCCGATGATCCCGACGTAGAGCCCGGTGGTGAAGGTGTTGGGCGCGTATTCGCTGATGTTGATCGGCCGCCCGAGCAGCATGTCCGGCTCGCCAGCGCGGGCGCTCTCGCGCCAGATGTACTGGCCTTCGCCGTCCTTCAGTTTCGAGATCTGTGCGCCGACGTCGCGGTGGAATATCCACTGCGCGCGGCTCCAGTAGGCGGCCTTCAACGACCACTTGGCGCCGATCAGGCCGTCGAAGGTGACGGTGGTCGTGGTGTTGTTGGTCGAGAAGTCGCGACCGGTCGAGATCCCGTCGTTCGAGGCGGTGAACACGCCAAGCGGTTGGTTGTTGCCAGACCCCGTCAGATAGGCCTTTTCCTGTGTCACCGCGACCTTGTAGGCGATGCGCTGGCGCACGATCTCGTCGACCGGCATGGCAGCGGTGCGAAGCAGCTGCTTCGACACCTTGATCAGCTTGGCCATTGGGTTCGGCTTCAGCTCTCGCTTGCCGAAGCTCATCGTCGAGTCCTCGGAGCCAGTCAGCAGCTCGGTCGTCCAGTCGATGTCGGCCGGATCGTTGTCCAGGGACGGCGCGCCGAGGCCATTGGCGTTCACCGCCTGGAGCACGGTCGACAGGCCACGAACGAAGACCAAGTTGTCGAGCGTCTTGATGAGGGTGGCGACGAACTCCTGCGGCGCGAGCAAGTAGCCGCCGGACGTGTCAGGCGTGACCTGCAGGGCGCGCGACTCCTCTGGCGTCAAGCCGCGGAGGCCGGTCAGGAAGTACTTGCGGAACGCGCTCATGCGCAGCTCGGCGCCGCCATCGGCTGCGCCCCCGCCGCCTTCACGCGCACGGCGTGCGTCTTCGGCCTCGGCGCGGCGCGAAGCGTCCTGGCGCTCGGCATCGAGCGTCCGTTCCTCGATCTCGATCTGTGTGCGCTTGGCTTCCGACTCGTTCCACAGCGTGAGGTGTTGCCCCACTTCTTCTGCGGAGAGATCGCGCTTCTCGGCCTCGGCCTTGTCGGTCAGGGCGCGCATGCTGGTGACGATGACGCCCCGCTGTTCGCGGAGGGCCTTGAGACGATCGCTCATGGTGGGGTCTTTCTCCAGGGTTGGCGCTCATCGCCGCGCCGAGCGGTTGCCGCCTCCGCGGCGGAAGCTAGAGGCGCGCCTGCAGTTCGCGGGCGCGCAGCAGATTGATGGGCACCGCAGGCCGTTGGGCCGAGCGCCAGGCGCGAAGATCGCGCATCGCGCAGTCCGTCTGCGGGTAGGCCGGAA